ATCATTTATTAATAGTTTAATTACATTTGTTTATTTAGTTTTGATAGTAATTGGTATTTTTTATGAACCAGTTAGAGCAGGAATTCAAGCACAGCAAACATTCATGACATGGTTTTTCGCAACGTCATTTGGTCTTTGGATTGGAAAAAAGACCGTGGAGATTATAGTAGATGGGAAAACTACTAAAGTTTCTGATAATTAGTTTTTTAGTTATTTTTTTTACTAGTAATGTATATGCTCTTGACAGATGTAGGGAATTCACTACAGATGTTAGAAATTCACATATACGAAATTTTGATGGAAATTTTCCATGGTGGTATGGACTAGGGCAAATAGAGCAAGAATCAGCGTGTAGAGCAAATGTTACAGCTTTTGATGCTGGTATGGGACTTACACAATTTATGCCAGCAACATGGAAACAAATTAAAAAAGAAATGGGAAGACCAGATTTAAATCCATATAAAGCTGCAGATTCAATTGACGCTCAAGCATTTTATATGGCGTCAATTCAAAAGAAAGAAAATTGGACAAATCCAAAAGAACTTTGGATTTCATATCAAATATATAATGGGGGAAGAACTCTATTATATAAAGAGTATCAGAGAGCTGGTGTTCTTGATTGGGATCTTATGAAAAATGAATGTCAAAGAAGAAAGATTCAAATGAAATGGGGTGTTCTTGATTTATGCGAAGTAAATTATGATTACTCCAAAAAAGTATATAGTCGTGGTGATAAGTATAGATTGGGAAAAGATCACTACTCATGGAGATTTTGGTAATGGAATTCTTTAAGAAAATTTGGGCTATTCCAATAGTGAAGATTCTAACTTTTATCATTGTAGGATTTTTAGTTTTATCAATCGTCGCTTGGGCTGCGAACTCATTTCCACGACAGAGTGTTGTGGATCAAATCATAAAGGACAGAGAAGTTGAAATTGAAAAAAATTATAAAGATCAAATTGCGGAAAAAGATGCTCAAATAGGATCTTTAAATGAGCAACTATCACAATCAGAGAAAGAATATGCCAATTTAAAAAAGACTTATTTAAATCTTAAAAAGGCATATTCAAATGTGGAGAAACCAAAAGATGTTCAAGAAACTAAGCGTCGCTTTAATGATATGGGCTATACTACTAAGTAGTTCAGTAGCTTATTCTGCTGATGTTTGTTTTGATGAAAAAGTTGCGGCACAGATTGTAGTTGATTTAGAAAAATATAAAATTATGCAGAAGCAGGTTGACATATTAGAGAAGCAAAATGAACAATTAGAAAAGCAGATTGAGTTGTATAAGCAAATAAATGCTCTTCAAAGAGATCAAATTGAGATAACGAAAAAGACTCTTGATGATTATAAAAAGTTAATGGAAGATAAAGATAAATTGTGCGAACAAAAAGTTAAGGATGCTAAACCAACATTAACTTCAACTATTGTTCAGAATGGTATATTTACATTGATTGGTGTTGCTATTGGAGCATTATTATTCTAAAGAAAGGAATTATATATGTCGAGTAAATGTGCACTATGTAATCCTAAACAAAAGGATTGGGAAGAGCAGGGATTCTATGGTTCTAGATGTGGAATGTGTAAAGCAAATACAGCATTTTTGGTTGCTTCAGAACACAGATCAAACATAGAACCACACGAACGAGAAATTGTTAATAATTTAATTACAAAACATTATCCTGGATTTAAAGAAAAGAATATGAGTAAGACTAACAAATTTCATTGGTATGCATTTTTAGTTAAAGAGGATAAATAATGTCTGATAAATATTTAGAATTCTTACATGAATCTAAAGAAGAGGATGATATTAAAAAAGCTATTGCAAAGACAAGACTTGAGTATAAAAAGAAAAGAGAAGAACTTAAACAAAAAATAGCTGATGCGAGAGTTAAGTACTCTGAACATGCTGAAACCGTGGGTCATACATTTGCAAAACAGGTTCTTGAAAGTTTTGAAGAAGAGTTAATCGAGCTACAAGAAAAATTTGTTGAAAGGATGGGATCTCTTGTATCTCGATTAAAACTAATTCAAGCAAGAAGAGGTATTAAATTAACAGTTGCTACAGTTGCTATTTCTACTATACTAATTTCTTCGTATCAGTTATATAAAAAATATATAAAATCTTATCAACTCCAGTGTAAAGTATATCACGGGACTGATAAAATTTTGTGTTATAGAAGAGCAAGGATAAAAGCTCTAGAACAGAGAATAATATACTTAAAACAATCAATAAATCACGAGTGTAGAAATACTAGAGATCCAGTAAGATGTAAACTTAGAATAGCGAAAGAAATTGAGAAATTATCTATGAAGATAGAAAAATATAGGGAGTTGATTTAAGAATGACTAATATTCTAAATATGTATTTAGAATCTCTTGAACAGGATGCCAGTGATTTGAGAAAGATGACTTTCGGAAAACCAATGATCATTTTTTCAAAGGAAAAGGATAGATCAACTGGACTTCTTAGATTTGAAAAAGAGAAACCTTCAAAAAATCTTAGATTTTTATTTGTATTTCCAAATGAAGAAGAATTATCATTTCATACTGTTGGTATGAAATTTAATATAGATATTTATTTCTTCGATAAGGATGGATCTCTTATTAATAAAAGACTAAATTGCCCTCCAGGAATTGAAGAAATAAAATCGAATGGACCATGTAAATATGTAGTAGAGTGTAGATCAGATGAAGAAGAGGAAGATTAAAAAAGTAAAGGTTAGAGTGCCTATTCCTATTAGACCATCCAGAATAAAAGAATCTAAAAAGATATATAATAGAAGGAAACATAAAAATGAAGATATTGGATGAGTATTTACAATACATTCATGAACAAGTTTTAGTTAAAAAATTTGGTCCTGCAGCAGTCAAAGAACTAAAAACTTTGATAGATGTAGTGAGAAGAAGGCAGGCTGCCCTTGCAAAATTGAGATCTATGAAACAAACACCACAAGTAAAAGAAGTGATAAAACAAAACTTGAAACAAATTAGAACTTTAAGAAAATCCATATCTCGTATAAATGCTATAAAAAAGATATAAAATAATAGAAAGGAAATCACATGACTCAGAATTACGAGGAAATGATTGACAATATTTTACAAGAAGAAATGTCTGAAAACGCTTTTAGATTCTGGAGAGCTTTAAAAGAAAAGATTCCTCCAATATGGAATCGTAATTCGTCAGCTACATTAAAGTATCATAAAAAGGACGATGGTCATGTTGCTACGATTGCAGAACATGTATATGAAATGACATATCTATGTTCTAAACTAATGAGAATTTTTGATTGTGAACCAAAGTCTAAGAAAGCTGATTTATTATTTTTAGCTGTTGTATTACATGATGCTTTTAAATATGGATTAAAAAATCCAGAGTACTCAAGAAGTACATATACAAAGCATGATAAAGTTATCGGTGACACAATCGTTCAAAATAAAGAATTATTTTTGAAACTATTTAATGAACAAGATGTAAGTTTATTAGAAGAGTGTGTCAGATATCATTCTGGTAAATGGTCTACTGATGCACGAAGTGTTAATTTTTCTTTTAATAAACTTTCTCCTGAGACTTTTTTCATTCATATGTTAGATATGCTTTCAGCTAATAATTTAACTAAAATAAATGGGAATGGAACAGATGACTCTAGCATCAACAAAGTTGATTCCTGAACTACAATATTACTTTCATAGTTTTGTAGTTAATAGTACAATGAATAAAAGAATGTTTCCAATTCCTGCACCATTGAAAATAGAATATCTGAATAGCAACAAATCTTTTATTAGATTATTATTTGATAATACATGGGATGAAGATGAATATTGGTATAAATATGAATTAGTTACTAGAGAAACATGGCCGCTTTATGTTCAAACTAGGTTGAGTGTTTATCCAACTTCTGGACAATACTATATATCAAGCAATAATGTAGATTCTACAAATCTATTTGCTCTTTCTTCAGATGACTTGATGTTACTGGATGAACTTTTGTTATATAGATTATTTGGAGATAGTACATCATTTAATATTATAGATTTTTCATCTTTATCTACAAATTTATCAAAGCTTATTTACATATATTTAGATTTAATGATAAATAATAATTATAGTTTATATGATAGTACAACATTAATCTCAGATCCGTCTTTTATTTTGGAATGTTGTTATGAAGCATACGTTTCAGAAGCAGTATTTAATCATGCGTCGGCTTTAAACGTCGAGTTAGAATAGGAGAATAAACATTGTTCTCAGTCAATGACTTTTTCAAAATCTTAAATTTCTTAAAAGGAAATACAGTTGAAGATCTAGATGAAGTAATACAGATCCTATCTAAATCTGAGCAAGCTGTTTCTACAACATATTTTCAAAACATTATAGATCAAAATGCACATATGTCTCCTGATTATCTTCGCTTGAGAGGATTTCTTGCAGACTGGTATGCTTCACACAAAACGATAGTTGGAACACAGAAAAAGGTAAGTGATGTTTTTTCCTTACCAGATGCCCATATAGATGAGTTGATTAGAAGTTTTGGTTTCAACGGACCATTAGATGAGTTATCTAGAAATAATAAAATAAATATGTTTTATGATTTAGTAAACTTATATAAAATTAAGGGAACGCCAGATTCAATTATTAAAGCTCTTAGTTACTTTACATTTACAGATATTGATATTGTAGAATATTGGTTACAAAAAAATAATGCTGGAAGGATAGTATTTGCTGGAGAATATTGTATACCAAAGGTTTCTGGTGCTTCATATTTATCAATTCCAGATGTTGATTTTGAACCAATGACAGAAAATGATCCACATTGGATGCTATCTGAAGAAGAGGTTGAAACTTTAGTAGAAAATAATAAAATTGCACTTCCATCAAGAACACCATACTTTGGTATCGTTCCTGGTATTTATCTTCAAAATGCAAATCTTGGAATGGCAATTATAGTTCGAATAGTAAGTGATGACTATGCTGAGTATTTAGCTACAGGTGATTTAAATAGAATAATCAAACTAACTGATACAGCATTTATAGTATCATTTCTTGAATTGTATATAGCATGTGTTTATACATTCAATGAGTACTATGGAAGAACAACAGGATCTTCTGGTGATAGACATTTCTGTTATGATGGTGCATACACTACAGTAGATGATATTATTGATCAATGGAATTATTACAATACATATAGACCAACTATACGAACAGCAACAGAAGATGAAAGAATTGATAAAATCGAAGAATTTTATGCATTATTTACCAGAGATAAATCAACTTATTTTCTAACAGATTCTTCAACCGCAGGGACTATATTACAGACTATAAATCCAGATCTTAAAACAACTATTGATTCGTTCTTTGGATTTGGTAGAGGATTTGAAATTTTATCTTTGTTAATGAAAGACTTGAGTGATTATGTTTCAACTTATATAAGTTCAGTTATTCCAAATTTATCATCTCTTGTTTTGGGTTTAGGATCTCTTGAGTATGTAAAAGATATTATCAACTTCTTCAAACCATATAGAGCACGATTTGTTCTCATTACAACATCATATGTTTTCAATGATAAACTAACAGAATCAATAGTAATTGGTGATGCTCCAAACATTGATAGAATTCAGGAAACTATTATAGACTTTGATACAGCAGATAGTCATGGTGGTTATCTTGAAGGATTCTTCCCAGAAGGTATTGCTGTTCAATCAGATCCAATTCCTCCAAATGAACAAAGAATCTATAATATTTATGTTGATTCTACAACTGGTGATGTAATGATAGATATTGAGGTTGCATCTGATTCAACAGCAACACAAATTTATAGTGATCCACCAGTTGGTTCTTATAGAGTTGCAAATGTTTATTTGGAAGATTATGGTTATGATGGAATGTATAATATTGTGAAAAAGTTATTTGTAGAGTATTATGATGAACCAGAAATATTGTCTGGTGTTGCAACCCCAGTTTATAGTATGCCTCCATCGGAAATTCAATTTTATCAAACTGCATATTTGAAGATAGATTCTCTTGGAGAATTGGTTATCACTTATGATGAAACTCAAGAATTTTTAGACTGGCCAATTGATACTGTATATAGGAGATATTATTCAAGAGAATTGATGGATTGTGGTTCATGGTTTGATATTGGTGCTTCTTGTGACTTTGAACAAGAATATATACCGGAAGTTATTGAAGAATTCCACGAATATTATAATATTCATAGATATGGTGAAGATGCAACAAATGTTGAGGAACTTGTTTTTTCATCGTATGAAGTTGATAGTACTGGTGATATACAATATGCATTTCAATCTGGTGGTTTTGTAAACTTCGATGTTGGGTGGTTATTTGACTCACCATTCAATAATGATATATGTTATATTGAAGTAATAGAGAGTGGTGGTGGAGAACCAGAACCAGAACCACCTTTGGAAGAAGGTACAATGCACTATGGTCTTATTTATGGAGTTTACCCTGCACAATCAAGTATGTTTCAAACTCCATCCCCAGCAACACCTATGACAGATCAACTAAGTTTGTATGGTGCGTTATCAGGATTTAATAATATCATGTATACTGTAGCAACTGTTAGTCATTATACAAATCCAACAGCTACAAGAGATCTTACAGATGTCATGGTGTTTAGTAGAGGAACAATTGACTATAATTATAGTGATCCATCTTTTAGTAATTATACTGTCTTGTGGGAAAATACTCAACTATTGTATATAAATAATGCAGATATAGATAGCCAAGGAACTAATGACCTTCTGTATCCGTCTATTCTTCCTATTAGTGAAAATACATTCTTTGGTGGAATATATAAATATGTAAGATCTTCTTATGATGATACCACACCATATGCATTTTATTCTACTGATGGTGGATTAACATTCAACTGGACTCAACTTCCTTCAATAGTCGGAGATCCAAACCCAACAGGAATTGATTATGCACACGGAATGGAAGCATATGCAGCTAGTGCAACTACTTGGTATTTATTTGGAATAGGTCCAAATGATAGTGGTATAAATGATATGAGGATGTATAAATCAGTAGATTCTGGAAGCAATTGGACTGTTACAAGTTTTGCTCCAAATGCTACATCTGATAGATATTACACCCTATATACAAGTGTTTCTGGATACGATTCAAATCATATTATTATAGCACAACAATATGAAGATGTAACTATTGGTCAATATGGAATATTAACATTTAAGAGTACTGATGGTGGTTCCAACTGGACAGAAAATATTGTAGCTGCTCCAGGATATTTGTATGGAACTAATTGTAATTGGTGGATGCCAACAATTAAATGGATTGATGCAAACACAATTTATATGATGGCTAGAATAGAATATGCAACTGACGGGTATGCAAAAACAGTCTTTATGAAATCTACAGATGCTGGTGTAACATGGAGTGCTCCAGTAGTTGTTACAAATACTGATGAAGGAATGGATCAAGAAGGAAAGTGTACTATGGATATAGTTGCAGGAACAAATGGACAAGTTATTTGGATGGGTGTATATGAAGATGCATATGCATACGATGTAGGAACAGATACATACACAGAAGCTGGATGGTATTATTATAGATCTATTGATGGCGGAACAACATGGGAATTAGTTGGTGGAATTCAAAATAATTTTGATGGTTCTAATATTGATCAACCATTCTACTCAAGTGATCCCGAGTATATATTCCCATATGCTGGCGGAGTATATGCATTTAAAGAAAATGCTGTATATAGTTCTATATGGGATTTAAATGCTAAGGGAACACCTTTCTTTGAAATTTATGTTCCAGACCCAGACAATGATGCAAATGTTTTAGCGTGGGGTGGATATGCACCTTTTAGATTTTTAGGTTAATATATGGAGTAATTTTATGAACAATACTAGACTAATTATTACAATTCTTGATGGAGAATATACATTTCAAAAACAAGTTTATAATTCTGAACTTAATGAATGGAAAACTGTAGAATTAGATATGTCTAAAGATCATAAAGAATTTAGACAAGCTGTAAATGAAGCTATGAAAACTTCGATTATTGAGTCAAAAGGATTGAAATAATATCTTCATTTCTTCGATACAATCTTCATGTCAATGTTTGTAACCCTTCCTAGATCTAAAAAAACAATCAAGGAAACTATTTCTTCTCATAGAACATATATAAAATACATTCTAGTCTGGAGGTTACGATATAATGGCTAAAGAGTCTAAGTATGCATATCTCGAAGAATTTATTTTAAAGGAGGTAAGAAACGGAACTAGAACTAGAGTTATTTATGGACTTTGTCGTGACAAGGGATATGAAGGAACCGATAGACAATTTTATAAATTTCTTTATAACTTGAAAAAGAAAAATGGAATTGAACAAGTTGAATCTGGAAATGGAGAAAGAGATAGAGATGTATTTTTAGAAATTTTGACCAAAAACAAAATTGTCGATTTATCTTATTTATGTAACACATTTAATTGTACCCCTTTAGAGCTTCAGAGAAAATATATTAATCACTTCAGAAATCTTGGATATGAAATTTCAACTGATAGTCATCGAGTATTCCTCAGTAGTGATCACATCTTTGAACCAGAACCCGTCAAAAGATTAGAATCAAAAGAAATAGATTTTGGTATTGCATCAGATCTACATTTTGGTTCTAAATCAGTTCAGATTACAGCACTCAATGAATTTGCAGAAACATGCAGACAACTAGGAATAAAATATATATTCGTTCCTGGTGATGTTGTTGCTGGACTAAGGGTTTATCCTGGTCAGGAATATGATTTATATGCACACTCAGCAGAAGAACAAGCTGAATCTGTTTTAGCAAATCTTCCATCAGGATTTACATGGTTCATCATGGGTGGAAATCATGACTATGCATTTATGAAAAATGGTGGACATAATATCATCAATGCAATTGCAGCACAACGAGATGATATTGTAGCGTGTGGTTTTGACATGGCAGACATTGAAATTATGCAAAATGTTCACTTGAGAATGTGGCATCCAAAGGGAGGAATCCCATATGCCCTTTCATACAGATTACAAAAAGGAATGGAACAAATTGCACAACAAGAACTGAAACAAATATCAAATGGAACAAAAGAAAAACCATCAATTAAATTTGTTGCAGCTGGTCATCTTCATACAAGTTTCTATGGAAGGTTTGGTGATATCACAGGATTCCAATCTGGAGCATTTGAAGGAACAACTAACTATCTGAAGAGGTTAGGATTGAACCCGTCCATTGGTGGTTGGACATACAAGTGTTGGATTGATAAAAATGGTTTTGTCAGTCACAATCCATTCTTCTGGGAATTCAAAGAGATTGAAGACGACTATAAAAATTATAGACATACGTTCTGTACAGAGAGTAAATGCACAGGTCCATTATTTGAATAATCTATGTGTCGGTGTGTGGCGCAGATGGTAGCGTGTCTGATTTGGGGTCAGAAAGTCACAGGTTCGAATCCTGTCACACCGACCATTAGGAACTAATTATGGATATTACTGATAGGACAGATTATATAGTTAAATGCCCCAATTGTAATAGATCAGCAGGACTAAGAAAAAAGAAAAAAATAAATCAAAGAAAATATAGATTTGTATGTCTTTTTTGTGAGAAAACTTTTTCGGCAACTCTACATGAAGGATTTGAAGTATGTAAAAAATGTGGAGGAGCTGGAGTTTTAGATTTAGGAAACAACACACTATTTTTAATCATATGTAATGAGTGTAATGGATTTGGTTCATTGGATTGGTTAGAAAGAATAAAAGGTCCACCGAACTATGATTCATTTACAGTAGAAGGACATATTTTTTGGATGACTAAAAAGAAGTGGTGATATGAAAATACTATATTCAAAAGAGGAAATTTCAAACCGGGTTAAAGAAATAGGAAAGAAAATTTCAGAAGATTTTTATGGAAATGATATTGTGATAGCTCCAATTTTGAAAGGAGCTGTTATGTTTTCGTCAGATCTAATCAGAGAAATAATCCTACCTCTAAGAGTCGATTTTCTAACTGTAAGTAGTTATCATGGAACTGAATCTAGCGGTCAATTAAAAATAAAATATCTTGGTGATTTAGATTGGTCTTATAAAAATGTCATCTTAGTAGAAGATATTATTGATACAGGATTTACACTATCTACTGTTATTGATTATCTATATAAAATAAAAAAACCAAAAACAATAAAGATATGTACTTTAATTGATAAATACTCAAGAAGAAAAATAAATGTTAAAGCGGATTATGTTGGTTTTACATTAAACGAGGATCACTTTGTTGTTGGTTATGGTTTAGATGATGGAGAATATGATAGAAATTTAGATTCAATATGTATTATGGGGGACATACATGATTAATATATCTGAAGATCTACAAATGTTTATTGTTAATAATTGTAATGAAGTTTCTGTAATTAAAAATAATAATAAATATAAATTATTACAAGTAACAATTACTAAGTCAGATATTATGAAAAATGAGCTTCTAGCTAATATGGTAACGGAAATGTCAAGTTGGTTTATGTTTAATGTAACATCTGGAAGTCTTGCTTATCTTGATCTTGAAAAGTATGCTGAAGTTGTACCATATCAATTTTATGCAACTGTTCCATTTGAAGGAATAGATCCATGTAGTCAGGTATACGTTTTTCAATTTACATTTCAACCAAAAATTCAAATTAAAAAGGTTGAGAGAAAATCATTATTATCAAAACTAAAAAAATACATTGGAAAATATAGGGAATTGTCATGATATTTCTTGTGGGAATAGTTACTTTTTTAATAGCATTTTTTATGATGATGACATCATCTTTAGTTGATCATCATATTCTTTTAAATTCAATAAGGGCTGGTGTATTGAGTTTATTCTCAATGCTTGTATATAAAATAATAAAACATATTTAATGGAGAGATGTCCGAGTGGCTTAAGGAGGCGGTCTTGAAAACCGCTGATCGAAAGATCCGTGGGTTCGAATCCTACTCTCTCCGCCAAGGAGGTAAATGAAAAAAATATTATACGCTATTTTAATTTCATTTTTATTTGTAACAACATCATTAGCTACTGATAATAAACCGAGAGAGTTAACACCAAAAGAAAGAATGGATGTATGTAAATTTGTCGATAAAGAAGTTAAAAGATATTATAACTCATTGAAAGGAACAGTTGTAGTATATAAGAAAGCAGAAGTAAAATGTGAAGATAAAAAATGCGAAAATATGATTGTAGCATCAATTGATATGAGTGAAAAAAAAGCTAAAGACTTTTTTGGTAATAGACTAAAAGAAGAACTAGCAATCGCTGGATACAAAAAAATTCATTTTGATGACCTGAATGGAACTAGGTATTGGACATTGAATTTAGGGGAAAACTAATATGAAAAAACTATTTCTAGCGTTTTTAATTATTTGTTTTATGACTCCGGTTTCTGTTGGTGATGCATTTATGACACCTGATAAAGCTGCTGAGTCTGTACAAAAAATTGTTGAAGGAAAAGCATCACCGTGGGCTGTTAGAGATCCAAGAGTGAAAGTAAAACCAAAACCAATTATAGCAAAACAACAATTCAAGAAAGCAAATGAACAGAGATCAATAGTTGATAATCCTGTTCCTTCAGCGGAGCAACCACCAAAATTTGTTGACCTTAGAAAATTTGATAGTCCTATTAAGAACCAAGGAGAATTTGGATACTGCACAGCATTTGCAAATGTTGCTGTAATTGAAAACTATGCAAATCAAAAAGGTGTAAAACTTGACCTCAGTGAAAGATATTTATGGAGTCTGTATCAGGAATATGATACTTATGTTGCTACTCAAGCTGCTGTAAGTAATCTTATTATTCCTGAAAAAGATTGGCCATATAATTCTGATAAGGCTACTGTAAAAGGATATAAAAAGAATGGTGTTGCTGGATTAAAAGCATATACTGAGATTCAAGCAGTTGACCAGGCAATTAAAGCTTTAGATCAAAACAAACCTATTGTCTTTGCTGCAGAAACTACACCATATTGGGGATCTCCAAACAAGGGTGTAATTCCAATTAAAGGTGCAGAAGAAGGTGGTCATGCAATTGCAATTGTCGGTTATTATTTAGATCCATCAAATGAAGCAACGGGAGGTGGTTTCTTTATATTCAAAAATTCTTGGGGTCCAGATTGGGGTGATAAAGGATATGGTTATCTTCCATTCAAATATTGCAAAAAATATAGTTGCTATTTGATTGAAACTGATGGACCTGTCTTGAAATAAATATGGTGAGGTGGCCGAGTGGCTAAAGGCGCAGGTTTGCTAAACCTGTGAGTGTAAAAGCTCCGCAAGTTCGAATCTTGTCCTCACCGCCACAAACAAAAAAAAAGAGATCCAACAAAACCAAAGTTGGATCTCTTTTTTTTCGATTAAACTTTCATAATTCTTTCTAGATTATGTTTCTCCCTTATTTCAATCTTATTATCTTCAAATGTTTTAATAAGATTCATAATCTTTTCAGCTGTTGGTTCGGGTAAACCATGTCCTTTACTGTCTGCACCAATATTGACAAAACCAGGTTTTATATTACAAATCCATTTAGAAAATTCATGTAGATCAAAGTCCATAATTGGTTCAATTGTTATAAAAACCGGTGTAGATGGATTTATACAAGTTGCAGCCGAAAATCTATAAAATGGTTTTGGTGCAAGACTTATTCCCGGAATATCTCTATTCGTTTCAATTGTCATTCCAAGAACATATTTTGGTGGAAATAAATTGAGGGGAATTTTCAAATATCTTTCTGGATTTTTTGTTTGAAAGATATACGTGTTGGTTGGATATTTTCTACAATGTTCTAATACCTGAAAGATAGTTTGGTCTGGAACACTGTAAGAAAAAAGATCATTCAAGTGCTCAATAAAAATTGTTTTTCCTGTTCCAAAGTTTACATTCATTTCTTCTTCAAGAAGTCTAGTATCTCCACTAAATCTCGGATCTCTTTTCCTTCCTGGTTTTTTAACATAACAATAAGAACATTTGTGTTGACATTCTCCACCCAATGCTGCATGCATATGAGTGACCCACGGATACATATTTCCTGTTGATTTTCTTAGTCCCATATATCTCCTTCCAAAAAAAATTGGAGCAAGATATGTATCTACTATTCATCCGAAGATGAATTTCGTTATATCTTGCTCCCCACCCTTGACATGGTGATTTACTTTCTGGCATTGTATCCAAATACCGTGATAAGGAAGATACAGTTGTCGTGGAGGCGCCCATCCCTGACTCCTTCCCAGAAGAGTTTCCACTGCTGCCCAGCGTATTTCATATCTCCCCCACAAATCTTCACCCACTGATGCCATGCCAGTTGTTTATCTGGACCTACACGACTCTGGATATCTACCACCTCTTGCATTTGGGTTCCCCTTCCTTTGACTTTTATTGGAGTGTGGAACCTGAGACTTGACCTTATCTCAGGTTCCACAAACCATACTACCAACCAAGTAAATCTAAGAGGAATATCAAATTTTAATAAATCTCAATCACAAAGTAACTAACTAGCCCATTGGTCTGTCCTCCATGTATCTAGTTTCTAGGGTTAATGTAACTTAAAAAACACAGCTTCCTAATATTCACTTATTTATATATATAGTTATATTTTATATACTTGACGGTCGTTTTTAATTTTTCTTAGAACATATATATGAGGATTTAATCCTCTAATCTCACCCGACTTTAAAAATATTCGTCTTTAGTCGGAGGACGGAAAGGGTACTAAATTGTTCACTTGCTTATTATGTGGAAATAACTTTAGACAAATAAATACCTCCCATCTTAAAAAATATCACAATATATCTCTCCAAGATTATAAAGAAAGATTTCCTTCATATTCCTACAATCAAAGTTTAGACCATATTAGAAAAAAAGTGACTTCAATGAATGGTTATAAACATTCAAAAGAAACCATTGAAAAAATTAGAAATTCTAATATTGGTAAAAATAGAGGAATAAAGAAACCAGAAAGAACAATTGAACATAAACAAAAGTTATCAATGGTTCTTACAGGGAGAAAATTATCAGAAAAACATATTCTAAATTTGAAGAAAAGTCATACAGGAGAAAGAAGAAAAAAAGCAAGTATTACTCAGAGAAGTAATTTTAGAAATAGTAATTTTATTGAAAAATTTGTTCAAGGATCAAAAATTTGTCCAAATAAAACTGAAAAGTTTTTAATCAACTTGATTTCTGATTTAAAATTGAAATACAAATTTACAGGTGATTATAAAATTTGGATTGGAGGAAAAAATCCTGATTTTATAGATGAAGAGAATAATAAAATTATAGAATTTTTTGGGTGGAGACATACAGAAGAATCTACTGGAATTCCAAATGAAATACATGAAAAAGAGAGAATAGATCATTTTTCTAATTATGGATACACATGTTTAGTTTTGTGGGATACTGATATAAAAGATATAGAGAAATTAAAAGGAAAAATTATATCCTTTTAAAATCAGGCTTAAATTTAAATCGACTTTTAGCCTGAGAGTCGTAAAAAGGAGAAAAGGAGTATGAGTATGTACAAAGAAAAATTTGTGACAGTTTTAAAAAGCAGTAATGGTAAGATTTTGAGAGAACATGATGGTGTTGTTACTCTCCCATTCCAATCAGAATATTCTATTCTGATGAAAAACCTTGAGTCAAGAAAAGCAGAAGTAAGAATATCTATTGATGGTCAAGATGTACTTAATGGTAGTTCGTTATTAGTTATGCCAAACTCCACGTTTGAACTTGAAGGTTTCTTGAAGAATCATCGAGTGAATAATAAATTCAAGTTTATTCAAAAGACTAAAAAAGTTGTTGAACATCGTGGAGATAAAATTGATGATGGTTTAATTAGAGTTGAATTTACTTATGAAAAAGCTAAACCAGAAAGAAAACAAATTATCCATGACCACATTCACTATTGTAGAAGATGTTATTGTTATCCATGTACATGTCATCCATGGACAACACAATGGTATTACTCAGGAAGTTCTTTGAGATCATCATCTCCAAACTTTACTTGTGAGTATAATACTACAACTGATTGTAAAGATAATTCTACATATAGCTGTTCAATAGGAGCAGCTGTTGGAGAATCCAGTTCGAAAGGGTTTGCTTCGTCGTCCATTAACTTTGTTCATACTGAACCATTGCAGGATGAAGGAATAACTGTTAAAGGATCAGAATCTAACCAAAGATTTACAATTGGTTATATTGACGAATTGGAAGAAAATTCAAATGTTATCATTATTAAGTTACGAGGAACCGACTCAGTTGGAGAAGAAGTTAAAGAAGCTATTACTGTTGATAAGAAACTTTATTGCGAAACTTGTGGAAAAGCTTCTAAATCATCTGCTAAGTTTTGTAGTGGTTGTGGAACAGCTCTGTTCTAACTAGTATAATAGAGGGGATACAAAACATAGTATCCCCTCTATTTTCCGTTGTTACCTATCCTTCCCAGCTTTATACCACTCTGCAATCATAGAAGGAGAAAGTTTCATTACATTTGATAATGATACAAATACTCTATTTCTTTCATCTCCACGAATAGTTTCTTCATCTATAATTTGTGGTTTGGAATTGTTTTCCATTGCATTTTTCAATGCTTCATTTTGAGCAGAGAGAATGGTTATTTGAGATTCCAAATCTGCAAAAGCATTTTTTATGATACTCAAAAGAGATTCGACAGATAGCATTGCTCTTTGTTCATTATTTATTATATTTACTGATTCTGGGGGAACCGTAACTTTACGTTCAATAATAGATATATAAACACTAGATCCTTTTTTATTTGATGCTACAATTCCGTTTTCTTCAAGAGGTAAAATGTTTCTTTTTATTGTATTTCTACTATATCCTGTAACATCCATAATCTGGGCAATTGACATTTCTTTATATTTTTTCACTACCTCTAAAATTTCCTTTTGTGTCTGTGAGGGTGAAAAAGAAAGAACATTTGAAAAAAATTCAGATTTTTGTTCTTTTGTTGGATGTTCTGTAATTTTATCCTCGTTTGGTCTAGGACCAAATTTTTCAGGTGTAACACTCACCCTATTAATCAATCCTCTGTTTGCGAGATCATTTAGTCTATTTTGTACAGTGTTTTGATGAATTCCAAACGTCCTAGCAAATCTGTATACTGACATATCACCCTCTTTTCTAAGCTTTGAAATAAAAAAATCATCGCTATACCTCTGCATATTGTCTCCTTTCAAAATGAATTTCCTTCTATTTAGAATTAATATATATAGTTTCCAATTCCAATCTGCATCCAAATTGAGAACATATTATAAATGTTTTGTTATTATACGGTGCATAAAAAAGGGTTATTTTAGGAGAATCTTCATGGAAAAGGAAAAGGATCTTCTTATTAGAATAGGTGATAGCACTCGTGAATATATGAACGATTCCATTAAAAAAGTTACTAATAGGAAGAAAAATACTCCTAGTGGATTTGTTGAAATATATGAAGTTGATGAAGAAAACAAAAGAAATCTGGTTTCAAAGAGTAATTTGGTTGTATATTTAGGAAGAGAATGGTTAGCTTCAAGAATTTTTAATATTAATAATGCTGCTATAGATCCAGAGGGAGATGAATGGATTTGTTGGTTTGGACTTGGAACGGGAGGTGTTTTACCAGCTGATCCATTTGATCCAGTTCCACCAACAAACTTAGATACAGACTTAGATACTCCAATTGGTATCAATGCTACAGATGCTACATGCGCAGATTTTCACGATGGATTCTATTTTAAGCATCCAGTTGATACAGTTAGATACGAACAGGATGTTGAAAATGAAAATAGATATCTTATTGCTAAAGCAGAAATAACAATTGGAAACGATGATGCTGTTGGAAATCATCTTAGCGAGGCAGGATTATTCACGGCAAATAGTGCAGCTGGAGGGACTAGTGGTCCATTTCATTTATATGCGAGGGTCACATTCCCATCAATTACAAAAACTTTAACAAGGCAATTATTGTTCGTTTGGTATATTTACGTATAATTGAGAAAGGATATATACAATAGAAAAGTAAACTATTAGACAACAAACAAAAATTTTTAGGGAGAATCAAAGATGGCGAACATATCACCTGGTGTATATACTAAAATTATTGACTTATCAGCTTATGTTGCTTCTGTACCAGGAACTATTTCATTTATTGCAGGTCTTACCAAGAAGGGTGAAGACAATGTCATGAAATTCGTTGGTTCGCGTGGAGAATTTATCGGTGAGTATGGTGAACCAAATATTAGTGATTATGGTAAAAATTATGGGCAAGGTCCATATCTTGCTTATAACTATCTTGGTGAAAGTGGCGCTCTCTATTGGATGAGAGCTCTACCAGATGATGCAACATATGCAAACTTCAGAATCGACGGTGTTCTTGCTGATGTCGATAGTTCAGCATCTATTCAGATTACGTATCTGGATGGACTGAACAGCAAAGCTGAAATTAAAACGAATCTAGCTCAGACAGGTGACACTTATCCTCTTTGTGTTATTTATCCAATTGGAAGAGGTGAGTATTACAATGCGATTGCAATTAGACTAACTCCACATTCTAATCCAACTTTAAATGGAGTTTATGTCCTAGATGTTTATGAGAAACAAAGTGATGGGCAAGATGTAATTATTGAATCATTTGAAGTATCATTCGATCCATATGCTCTTGATCTTTCTGGAGATTCAATGTGGATCGACTATATTCTTTCCAATTACTCAACAGTTCTTAGATCAGAAATGATTACTTCTGGTGCTGTTTATTCACCTGGTTATGAACTATTGGTAAGAGTTTTTGATAAAGATATTGGTACTGTTTCTGTTGATGAAGGTGCAGGATCAGTTACAGACAATAAACAGAATTTCACTGATTGGCAAACCAGTCCAGAAACTGGAAATGCTGATTTCATGGTTGTTGCTAAAGATGGTCGTGGAAATAAGATTTACGGGTGGCTTGGTGCTGCAACTGGTGCTACTTATAACTCAGCTAATGTATTCAATGGTAGAAATTTAACCACAGCTTCAAGAGGTTGGACTGGAGACTTAACAGCTTTTGATTCAGCTTCTATAATTACATATGAGATCAAGAAAGCAGATACTTCTATTTCTGATGTATTTGTTGACGCTGATGGAACTTCACTGAAGCTTGGTTCTGATGGTTCATTAAAAACTGCTACTGGCGATCTTGATGCAACAGTAGCTACTGAAGTTCTTGCAAATGCTTATGCAGGAACAATTGATGAAAGTGTACTAGATACTGAACTATATTACTATGGTATTGTATTTGATGCTGGTTATCCAACTGATGTTAAGACTCAAATTGTAAATCTGGCCACTACAAGAAGAGACTGCATTGCTCTGCTTGATAATGGCGATAATTCAACATTTAATTCTGCTATTGATAAGAGAGTTGATACACATAAATTCAATACTTACTATGCTGCTATTTACGAAGAGTTCAATAAAGTTTATGATATCTTTACTGGGCAGGATGTTTGGTTCTCACCACTATATCACATTGCTTACCTGCTACCAAGAAACGATAGTGTAGCAGAAATTTGGTGGGCAATTGCTGGTTACGAAAGGGGTGCTATTCAATCAATTAAGGAACTAAGATTTAGTCCAAAACTTTCTCAGAGAGATCAAATGTACCTGAAACAGTTAAACCCAATTGTTAAATTCTCAGATGGTTATGTAGTTTGGGGTCAGTTAACAAGTCAAGCAAGAGCTAGTGCACTACAAGATCTTAATATTGTAAGACTGGTTCTTTATGCTAAGAGAGCATTGGAAACATATTGCAGATACTACATCTTCACTATGAATGATGGACTTACTTGGAGTAGTGTTCAGACTAGTGTTATGGAATTCCTTGAAGACCTGAAAGCACGAAGAGGTCTTGAAAGCTACACAGTAGAAGTAGGTGCTACCGAATATGAAAAGAAGAGAAAGACATTCCATGTAAATGTAACATTGAAACCAACTAGGGTTGTCGAGAAAATCGAACTCAACTTCTTCATTCAATAACCGCTCAGGCAACCACTTGTTCCAAGAGGGGAGTAGGACGAGCTACTCCCCTCATTTTTTCGACGAAAAAAAATGGGACGATGAAATCATCCCATTTTCAATCTTCCAAATAGGAAGATTAGAAGATCAGTTTTATGATATCATTTGCAAATGTCCATACACCATAACCAATGAACCAACTCATGACAACAACGAAAATGGTCAATCTCAAATTAGATTCTTTACCATAAGAATTTTGATGTAGAAATTCTCGAAGATTTCTATTGACCCTTTCCCTTCTCTCCCCGTTGTCAATACTCAAAATTTCGCTCATCTTCTCTCTCCTTGCTGGATTTTTTGACAAAAGAATAACCTGGCGGGTTTCGAACCCGCACCCTCAATGTGTTCTACCAAAACGAACTCCAAAGTTTTTCTTTCACTTATTAATATATATAGAATATACAATATAAACAAAAAAAGTGCACCTTACAGGACATAAGGTGCACTTTACATAGGATTGGGAATCCTATGCAAGAGAAGAGGGAAATAGGGGACTACTTCACGAAAATGTCATCTCGTCGATCAGTTGCAGTCCAAATTGAAAGAGCTTTCAACTTCCCATTACTCTTGGTAGTAATCCGGGAAGCATCAACACCCTTCTTGACCAGGTAGTTCTTCGCAACATCCGCTCGTTTCTGACCAAGTTTCAAATTGTAGTCATCGGGACCCTTCATGTCACAGTTTCCTTCAATGAGAAACTTTTCATTCGGGTTCTTCAGAGCATAATCTGCAACCTTGTCAAGTTTGCCCACTTCTTCCGGTTTGAGGTTGGACTTATCAAAGTCGAAATAGACAGGATCAAACTTCGGGATCAACTTCACAACCGGAGGAATAGGCGCTGGTGCCGGAGCTGCTGCTTTTTCAACGACAGGGGGAGAAAGAAGGGGAGGGCACTCTTCACTTCCTTCCCTCATACCACTCAATCCTGCACAGCTTGTAAGAAAAAGAAGAGCTACCAAAACACAAATATATTTTTTCATTTGAAACTCCTTTACTAATAAAATAATAAAAAGTGGGGGGATTCAGACAAGTCCAAATCCCCCCACAAAATCCAACTTGATTTACAAGATCTTGTTGGATTAGTTACTTCTTTTTCTGCTCAGGCTTCGGAGCATTCTTCTTGTTCCACTTTTCCAGGTTATCCAGGAAAATGATGGTCAGGTGAGGATACTCCTGAGCAACCGACTGGGAATTGGCAACACCAGCACCAACAGTGGCACCGGCAAACTGCTGACCGCTGGAGCTAACAAGCTGCCCACCGATCGAAATGCCAATGTTCCACCCGAAAGCCTCAGCGCCTTCCTTGGCACCCTCATCCAGCACCATCACATACTCAGTACCGATGGTGTTGAAATTGGCCTTCATCGTGACGTACCACTCCTGCATATAGGAGGTCTCACTATCGGTAGCGTAGACAGTGCCAGCTGCAATGAGTTTATACATCTTCATTGCTTCCTCATACTTCATAGGAGGAATCACAGTAAAAGCCTTCGTGCTACCAACCATGTCCTCAAAGGGGAAGAACTGAAGCTTACCCTTCTCAGAAATGGTATTGTTCCAACCGATATGATTCTGAATCCTATTCAGGTCCTTCTCAGTCCAGCACGACTTGAGAGCCCACGGCTTGATGGTTCTGTTCCAGTGCTTATCCCTCCCAGTAGGCTGAATCTGCTGCTGAATCTGCGGACCCATAAGAGCCGGATAGTCAGGAGTCGTGGGAAGAACCTTATCAGACCCCTTGAACTCCTGCTTCAGATCAACGCCGGCCTGTGCACCAGAAACTGCAGCTGCACCAACAGCAGGAGCGGGCTGAGCAAAAGCAGTACCAATAGAGAGAACAAGAATAGCTGAGATGATTGCGATATATTTCTTCATTTGAATCTCCTCTTTTTAGTTTTATTTTTTTCTTAAAAATTTAATTCTTGGTGGGGGTTATATTTCTACAACCCCCACCATCTATCAAGGAGGTCATGCCAATGAGTCATTATTTGAAAGACTTGTAGTTATTGCCTACGGAACCACTGACGCTATAACCAAAGCTCTTTGCCGAATAAGACGAACCACCAACGTTAACGATGGAGGTGTTAGTTGCATAACCACCACCAAAAGTAGGAGCCTGATATGAGAAGGAGCTCATACCAGTGGCATATGCACCACCGTTAAAGGCTTCGGTCTGAACCAGACCAACACCCTTAACACCATCGTTACCAAAACCAAAGTTACCAGTTTCACCCCACGAGGACCTGTAAGGTCCAAAGGGATCGACCTTTACCTTGCTGAATCCAACGGTCATGGCAGAACCATCTGCATGAGCATAGGAACTAGAGATATAACCACCAGTTTCCTTGTCGAAGTCGAACTCCTTAAAACTGGCTTCACTTGCATTCCAAGCAACAGCATTGGCACCACTCCATCCAAGCTCTCCGGCACCATTCATCTGAAATGCAGTGCCCTTGGCAAGAGTAAATGACGTAGATTCATCAGGACATTTTGTCCTTCCGATTCCATTGTCACTCAGAGTTGCACCACCAGCCTTTACTTCAGAAGTGATCTTTGACATGGCAAACGATCCACTCTCAAGACCCTTATCATAAGTAAATGCCCATGAACAAAGGTGTGTGTCAACTTCCGCAAACCCAGCCTGACCAGCAAACCATTTGCCAGTAGCAAGATTGAAATTGACAGCAAACGAATTATCCCAACCACCGGTCATTGCAAAATCATTCAGACTGGAGTCGAACTTACCAAGAAGAAGATGACCATCGGCACCAGCCGAATAGTATCCAATGGCAATCTTGTCACAACTTCCACCACACCCAGGAGGGGTAACAGGAGGTTGTGTTGGTCCAACAAGAGTCCACTGACTTGGTTCACCAGGATGACTATCAAAATAATTGATAGCTCCTGTTACCGAATGCTTGTAATAACCAGCGCCCTCTTTGTCTTGACCAGCTGCTGCAAAGGCAAGAGATGCTGAAAGAAGAACAATCAGAAACGCGAAAAGAATCTTTTTCATTTTGAATCTCCTCATTCTGTAGTCTTTAAAATGACCTTTCTGGTATTAACAGAAATCCATCCTAGATTTCCCCCATAATTTTCCTCTTACTTGCATCACCCCCTTATAACAAGATTATATTTATTCAATTGTCTTCTATATATTTAATATGAGAATCATTTATGATTCTCTTCGATTTCAATTTGAAAAAGGGGGACCCTACTTAGACGATTCGTCTGGCAAGGTAGACGGACTGCCCTTTCAAATCCCCCTTAAATTTAGTTTCCCCCTTAAATTTAGTTACCAATTTTGAAATTAATAACCAATTACTTCTGCAATAATGACCACAGAAATTCCCATTATCATTATTACAGGTTTTGGAACTTTTCCATCAAGCAACACTCCTGTTGCAAATGCATATATGGTAATTAAAATATATTTCATATTGAGTTTCCTTTTAACGAAAAAACTACCCCAAGGTATCCATTCCTTGAGGTAGTTTCTTTTACCTCTCCAATTCCTGAAGGATGTCAATTGCAACATCATCAGGAATATCGGACTCGATGATTTCTTGATAGATCCGATCTACCTCTTCCTCATGTTGCTGAAGTAGAGCGATATCCACTGGGTTAAGGACGAGTGGGAACGGAAAGACCTTTGCCATTTCCATTTCCTCCAAAAGTACTGTTGAGTTGTTTGAGTTTCTCTTCGCTCCTCCGGATCTGATACATGGTCATCTTGGCGGAGTTGAGAGTTGCCATAAAGTTGTTGACATCATCTTCGGTGTTCAAAACTACAGGCTGAACAACGACTCCAGACGAAGTGACATTGATTTTGGATCTGAAACGTCCGTCGTCTACCATAAAAATCCTCCTTGCCAATAGTAATTGTCTCTATCCTACTTATTTAGTAATTTATATATATAGAATTTAGATCTATAACTGACTAATCATGGAGGATTTCTGAGTCGTCTTTTTCCCTATATTCACCACACCAGTCATTATATTGTCGTTTTATATACTCAGGATTTCTTCTGCACCATCCTTCTGCTGTATCTATTTGTTTATAAAATTGACATCCATCACACCGCTGCGTCTTCCATGCATTGTCCATGAAACACCTCAGTGATCGCTATTTACACGCAGAGTCAATCGTTTAATTCCATACTTAACGCAATCTCCAGTAACATATAATAACATAAGATGTTTAAAATAATCTGGTAAATCATCTGGTAAATCGTTTAACATGGATGTCCATGACTCAATTTCAAATACGTGTGTTGCAATTTGTTTTGCTTGCATTACTTCTGCTTGAATTCTCTGTGACATTGGTTTCCTGGATTTCCAAGTTTCGTATGCTTCTTCTAGAGCTTTTTGAGTTTTTAGATCAGTAGATTCTTTCATCCTTTCTTTGTGAATACGTTCTATTTCTTTGTCTTTTTCTTCATACCAGTATCCACGAGCATCAAAATAATCTTTCAAAAGAAATTTCATATCCTTTCGAAACTGATCTTCTGTATCAGCAGTACTCTCAATATACAATAAGAAACTAGCAGAAGAACTATTACTAACAAAGTCTAATCTAACCTTCATTAGTATCCTCCTCTTCCCTCAATTACAACGATATTGTCTGGAAGTTCTAAATCATTTAAACCTGAATAGCAAAGAGCAATTTCAGCAGTATCACCATCATCACTCGCAGACATATAATGAATGATTCCACCCTTATCGAAAATTTCTTTTATTCGTTTAAATTTTTCTGGTTCGTCTTCCTCCATGTATCTATATTCTTTTTTAAACTCTTCTAGAGTTTTGAATGTTTCTTCAATGATTGACCTTAAATCAATTTTCATTTTAACTTCAATTGGAAGTTTCTTATTTTTATCTACTGGAAACTCACCAACAATGAAGCTACTTGAACTACTGTTGGTCACGAAATCAAGTTTTCTTTTCATATTTTTTTGCCTCTTCTTCTAGTTCTTTGATTACGTTTTCTACATAGTTGTTATCAGAGTTTGGATATAGTTTAGAATATTTTTTCCATTCATCAATTTGTCTTTGAACTCTTGTTTTTATTTTTCCCTTTTGTAAATCGAAAAAGTTTTGACTAAGAGATTTTTTATACTCATCGTCGAAGTCGCATATTTCTCTAATATCAAAAGGTAAATCTTCCCAATGATGATTGTTACAAGTATCGACCCTTATGTTACCACTAGAGTCTCGATACAAAAAAGTTTCATAATTTGTTGACCAAGGAAAAACAATATTGATATTTGGTTCAACTACCTTTAGTTTTCTCTTAGCACTAGCTAACCATGAGTACTTCTTTGCTGTTCCACCAAAATATTCAATGTATTCTTTGACAACAAGATCAAGCATTTGAATTGTAGCTTCTCTGATTGTCAAATCCTTATCAGTGAATATAAAGGAAGAACTACTACTATTTGTTACAAAATCAAGTTTTGTTTTCATACACACCTACACGAACATTTGAATTTCTTTTTTGTTATAGTCTACAAAAACCAGATAGTCACCATATCCACAAAGGTAACCATCACTCACGCTAGCGGAGCGAATCAAATCTTCGATTTGTGTTTTTAAATTATAGAAATCATCAACAGTATTTACTTTTATATTTTTTGAAAATACTGTTGAAAAACCAGAATCATAATCAGTTATGATTTCTGATAGCAACGATGTTTCATTGTAATCTTTTCTTCTCCACTTAAGATATTTATCCCATAACTCTTCTGGTTTAGTTTTAAATACAGATTTTTTGAAAAAGTCTTTTACATCATACCCAGTGTGTCTCACTTTTCCTAGACACACCCATCTACCTTTTTTGATTATAACTTCTGCTCCGGTCATATACATCTCACTTCTGAATAGTAAATTCTACTCTCCTGTTTTCAGGATTCTTTTTGGAAATGGGTTTCTCTTCACCAAAGCCTTGAGTGATAATTCTATCTTCAGAAACACCACTCTTTACAAGAAGTTTCTTAACATAATTTGCTCTCAGTTCACTGAGATTCTGATTATACACAGCATCTCCCTGAGTATCAGCATGACCATCTACTTTAACTTTATAGGAAGCATTCTTCTTCATCCAATCACTGACAGTTGCGATCACTTCGTAACCTTCAGTCTTAGGACCATATTTGTTAAAATCAAAATATACTTTTTCCAGAGTTGGAATCACAACAGGAGCGGGTTCAACAACACGGGGAGTAGCAGGAGCAGATGGTGCAGCAGGAGAAACAGCAGGAGCCTTTTCTGCACTTCTTCCAACCTTAACTGGAGTGGGTTTTTCTTCTTTTGCACAACCGATAAAAGAGGCACCGAAAATAAGGGTGATAATAACAAACGCAATCGCCAGGATCCAAATATTCTTCTTCATCTTTCAATTCTCCTTTTCTTTCTTCTTATTAGCTAATGGTAGTTTTACAGACATTATTTTTTTGCATTCTTCTGAAATTTCTGCTTTGTGATTGCAATTTCTACATGAGAAAGTTAAAGCTGTGTGTTGTGTATTACATTTTGGA